TTCTAATTTAGCCCTTAAAACTTTTTTATCTGCATACTTATTTTTTTCGTCTGCAAGTTCTCGCTCAATATCATTTTTTTGAGCTTCTTGCTTATCCTTATAAGATTCTCTTAATAGTTGTAATTCAGATGCTTGATCTTTAGCAGTTTGCGCGCCTTTTTTCTTTTTCTTTTCATCTTCTAATTTCTTTTTTTCTTCTTCAGTTAGTTCAATTAATTTTATATTTTCAAGTCCTGTTTTTTTACTATCTTCCACAGCATTCTTTTGCGCATCCGCAGTTGCTTTTATTGTTTCTTTTGTTTTATTAAATCCTTTATCATAGGCCGCATTTAATTTTTCGCCAAAACCAGTAAAAGCAGAAAGGGCTTTTTGAATATCAAGTTGAGTAATTGCATCCCAAAATTCGCCAATAGTAGTTTTAATTTGAATAAAGGACTCGCGAACACCTCCAATAGTACCGCGAATATTATCAAATGCTTGTCTAAGAGTATCAATAAAACCTTTGCTATTTTGCGCGGCTTTTCCTGATTCTTTCATTGATTCCGTGCTTGAATCATTTGTTGAGATCCAACCAGAAATAGAACGAGTTACATCAGCTATTACTTCTATAAGTGTTTGAAATGGTGTAATAAGAAACTCAATTATAAGTCCGCCAATATCGGCAACTATGCCACCGACTTCTCTAATAACTTCACCTACAAAATTCAAAGCTTCTTGAAACGATTGTACAACAGTTTTGCCTTGACCTAAAGCTCCATTTAATCCAAATGTTTGTAAAAATATATCTGTAAGAGGTTTTAATGAACTTGCAATTGAATCAAATATGCTTGTAAAAATATCAAGCACTGTAGTTACTACAGTTATTGCAATGTTAAAACTAGCGACAATATTAGTCATTATCGCAGCACCTATACCCATAATAATGGGACCAATTACTGTCCAAATTCTTTCAAATACACCGCTCAAAGTTGCACCAAGCTCGGAAAATGCAGGACCTACTGCAGTTGCTATCATTCCGAATGCATCTGAAGCTCCTTTCACTACGACCGCACTACCTTTTTCAAAGGCAAGTTCTAAGTTGCGACTAACCATGTCAAAACTAAGATACTGTCCTGCAGCATTCATAGCATCTTGACCAGCTTGCGCGGCTTTTTTCTTGATTTCTTCGACTGGTATTGGAGCGCCAAACATTTTATTATATGCTTCAACTCCAATATCTTCGGCTGGCGTTCCTGCAACTGCTACTTGCAATTGACTAGCCATTGCTTCGGAAATTTGACCAGAGTCAAAGGCTGTTTTTATAGCTTCGCCTGATTTACTAAGAAAATCTTTTATAGTAATTTGACCACTTGATGCAAGTTGCTCAAGATTCCCAAGAGTTGAACCCAGTGCTTGAGGTAATTGAGTCTTAATTTCTGCAAAAGCCTTTGCAGTATCACCTGCTTTGAGTCTGATTTGAGCTTCTTTGATCGAGTCTGCAATCTTGTCAGTATTAAACAATCCCTCTTGCCCTGCGATTGCCATTTGTCCCGCGAACTCTTCGGCGCTGAATCCCGCTTCACTTAGTAATTGCGAGTATTCGGCAAGCGTATCAAGAACATCGTCTTGTGAAGTTTTACCTTCTTTAGCAGCAAACGCTACAAGATCAAAAGCTTCTTTACCATCAAGTCCAAACTGTTTAATAAACGGTGTTGACTTTGCAATAACTTCGTTCACGTCTTTATCATAAAGTGAGCCAAGTGCTTGCGCACCTTTTACAAATTCACCAATCTGATCTGTAGGTAAAGCATCTTTAAGCACTACTTTCGCATTACTAATAACTTTCGTAGCTTCTGCAACAGATTCTCCTACACCACCAAGAAAAGCATCCTCTGCAGCCTTTTTCAAACCTTCTAATTCAGCTCCAGTTGCTCCCGTTTGCGCTTGCAAATCACCTTGTGCAGAAATAAGCCCACGCCCTGCATCGACAACTGATCCAAAGCCGTCGACAATAGCACCAATACCAGTTTGAACTGCACCTGCTAAACCACCCCCGACAAGACCACCAATTAAACCGCCTGAGAATGCATCGTTAAGCCCGCCTTTAAGCCCTTCAAATACTCCACTAATACCGCCTGCAGAACCTTCAACTTCTTTGAATGAATCATTTACAGCTTTTGTAGCATCATCCATTTTTTTTAGTTCAACATTTGCCTCTTTTATAGCCTTTTCAATTTCTGCATAACTTTCAGACCCTTCTTTCCCTTGTAATCGCAAAGATACTAAAAGTTGTTTTTGTTCATTGACAAAACTGTTAAGTTTATTTTGAGCAGACGGCAAATCGGACGCTATGGCATCTCCTACATCAGGTAAGCCTTTAATATTTTCATTTACTTTTTTTAATGCTGCATCCAAATCATTAAATAACTGACTCGCATCAAGTCCAAGATTTATTTTTATATCATCTGCCATGGCGTCGGCGCTCCGCGTTATATTGTTCTTTTTTGTACGTAATATTGAAGGCGTACATTTGAATTACATCGAGTCTTGAAATTTCGTAATACAACTTCATGAATTCGCCAACGTTGCCATTTGCAACACCTTTGAAAATAAAGTACTTACTCATTAAATCCTTTTCCAAATACCGCTCGGCTTCGCTCTCTTCTTCCTCGAATTCCTTGTCGTCCGCATCGTTAAATACTGTTAGCTCACTAAGATAGTACTCAACTAATTCTGATTCGTTTGCAAACTGTAGAACGAAAAAACTTAAGTTCCTCCAGAATGCCATCAAGATCTTGGTTTTGCCAGAATTCTGAATCAATCTCGCTTTGAATGCCAGCCAATAATTCTGGATTCGTAATTTTCTTAGTGTTCACAACGGTTTTTACAAGTGTGAATATTGTAGGGATTGTGCTTGTATCTACATTAATACACTCGAATAAGTCACGTCTTACTTTCAAGTAAGCATCTTTTACAATTTCTTGAAATCTAAAATCGCCCATAATTGCCGTAAAAGCATCCGTTCCTTTGCTTAAATCGATTTGTTCTTGCAAGTGAGGAACGCTAAATACTTTCTCCATGATCTCTTGCTCTGCGGCCGCTTGTGCGCCTTTAGTGTTTGCAAGTTCTTGGAACATAGGGGATACTTTGTCAAATAGTGCGGGCGTTAAGATTGTGAACAAAGGCACTTCATGTACTTCTTCATTTAAATAAAATTTCATACTGTCTCCATGTTATAAAATAAGGGGCGGGCTTACCGCCCCGTTGTTAAATCGAATTACTTACTGCATCCAATCCATACTTCTTTGTAACCAGTATCGATAGGAATCGTTACAGTTGCAATAGAAGCAGCAATTAACATAGTAGTATCAAATGCTAAAGTTCCAACAGTCACTAAAACATCGTTGTTTACAACTTCGCCAGAAACTTTTGGCTTTGTATACTTACCAGATTCCATATCAAAAGAACCTGTATCTTGTGCTAATTTGCAAAGCATTAATACTACTTTACGCTTTGTTGTGTTACCACTTCCTGAATCCGCAAGTTTGCCACCGTAAACAATCTGTAAAAGTGTTTGACTGTTTGCTGTAGCTGAATTGAATTTTACGCCGTCTTCATATTCGCCAGAATCATTAGTTGCCTGTTGAACTGGTGCATATGAATCAAAAAACGCTGTTAATTCTGGAGAATCTTCGTTTTGATCTAGTGTGAAGTTAGTTCTTGAAACACTTGTTTTAACTTTCTTTGTGAAAGTTGCTAATTTTGTTGAGCCTATAAGGCCTGTTGTTTCGTCTGCTGTAAAAAATACAGACAGATTTCCGCCGCCTATAACTGCCATGATATTATCCTTGTTTAATAGATGAAAAGGTTTTTATTAAATAATTCCAATTTCTTTTGTTTTTTTCTCTTGTGTACTCTCTTATCAATAACTTCGCATTCCTTTCACATTTTTTTTGATAGTCTTCTTCATCAATCATATAGCCTTCATGATAAAGCATGATTTCAGTATCCGCCCACATATGCTTGTGTGCATCTGAATCAATTGTCTCATGACATATACCGCTCCACTTCAATCCAGCCGCCCTTTTATGAAGTCTCATGTTTTGGAAAGCATATCGCATTCTTAATTTTTCTTTTTGATTTTGCAATCCATAAACAGTCACGTAACCAGCCACGGCGTCCGTATCGTCTAAAGCATCAAGAAACGCCCACAAATCGTCGTGAGGCGTCGTTAAGTATTCATCTGAGTCAATGTGCAGAATCCAATCGCCTTTTGCGTACTCGTCGCATTTATTACGCAAATAGCTAAAGTCGAATTGTTCTTCAAAATCATTGTAATTCCATTGCAACGCCACAAGATTTGGAGTCACGCCAACTTCTTCAAATGTCGGTTCTGTTAGCTTTTCATCGTAGTTGGTTTTTAATGCAATTACTTGCACGTTATCAATCGGCAACGCTTTACGCCATCTTACTAAATTATCATTGTCTGAATAAAGAACACAAACAGTCAATCTCATTTTAGCTCCTATAATACAATGTTCTAAACGTCATAAAAGCAACGCCTTTTGTTTCATCGTCTGAAAAGGTAACGGCTTGTGAATCTACAAAGTGCAAAGGCGCAAACTCTGTGCTTTCGAAATCAGTTACATAACTTCCTAAATCTAAATTTTGAAGCATATATTCCACTTTTTCGCAAAGATCGGCAAGCGCATTTCTTAAAACCGCCTTTTGCGTATTTGACTTCTTGACTTGAACACCAACTAACATGTATATATCTAAGGTTCCACGATTCGCAAAAGCTGAATCGTCTTCCATGAGTTCATTCTCTCGTGTGTCCGCGCCACTTAAAATGCCTACAAAATCAAAGCCGTATGTATTCCATTTATCAATCTGGACTTGATCGTATACTTTTACGCCTTGCATTTTGCGAAGTTGCGTTGTTATTGATTCGATAGCCGCTGTTTCTCTTGCCATGCTCTTATTCCTTGTATTACTTTTGCTTTAACTTCTTGCTGAAATTGATTTGACGCTTTGAACTTGTCGACTGCAGGCGCAAAATACGGACGTTTTGGTATTTGGACACCGCCTTTCTTTTCCACGTGTAAAGCAAGATTCTTAAAATACGGCTGTTTAGTTTCTTTGAACTTTGCCCAAAAGTATTTATGCATCCTTCCTTTTGACTTTATGAAACCGCCGTATTCTTGAATTGCTGCATATGGTAAATTTGATCCGTATTCTAATTGGTAAAAGTTACCAGTAGAACTGGTTTTGAATATATTACCAACGCCGCCACGTGAAAAACTTCTAAATAAACCACCTGTATTGATTTCAATTTTTGCATTTGTACTCGGAGCAATCCTTGTCTTCAACCCAGTATTCACCATGTTAGCTCCTATGTAGGCTTGCATGATAAAAGGGAACCGTAATAACTGATCGTTTATTATCGGCTTCAAATCACTTTCTAATTGGCTAATATTAAGCATCTTAAACCGTAGGGATTACATACTTAGCAAAATACTTTTGCCATTCAATTTTCTCTTTAAGACTATTCGAAACCGTCTGACCAGCACCACCGCTCGAGATAGAACTTAAACCAAACCAATTGCCACCTTGTGGAGACTGCTTATAAATCAAAGCCGCCATTTCTGCAATGCCTTGCAAGATTTGATAAGGCATATTTGTGTCTGTCCATCCTGTCGACAAAGTAGCTTTGAATTGTCCAGTTGACTTGTTTCTGAAAACGATATAGTTTGCATACGGTTCTTGATTGTACACATAATCTGAACCGCTGTAATTTGCATACGTTGCGAATTCATTTTCACGCCATTGCAAGGCCGTAAGAGTCGTGTTTGCATTATATGGTACAAACTTCCACCAGTGTGAAGCATCGAGCCCTTGCTGGCCTTTAGACGCTAAAAATTGATATTGTATCGTACTTGTCCGCAAAGGCTGACCGCAATAGCTTTCAGCCTCTACGTAACAAGTTGTAAATACATCGTCGAACCAAGAATACAAGGCAATCTCCTCTGCGGTGGGATCGCCAGAGGTTTCCATATTAAGAAACTTCATGAATGCTGTGAACTGCTTTGGATATGCGCTTGTATATGGCATTTTATTTACCTATTTTTTTTGGTTCAACTTTAGGAGCTTTTGCAGTTGGTAATTCAACTGCTTTGCCTTCTTTGATTAATTGTTCTGCTATTTCTTTTGGCAATGAAGTCTCATAACCAGCTGAAATACCATTGTAAGCTTGTGTTAAGATAATACTATGTAACATAAATATTCCCTAATTAGGTTGTTGATGTTTTTAGAACACCAATTGCACTTGGTGCAGGGAACGCAAAAGCAACACGCTCAACAACTTCAATACCTTTTTGATGTGTACCGCCTAAACCTGTTGAGCCAAAGTATTCTTTATATTCATTTACTGTTACATCTTCACGAATTCCCATTACTGTAAATTGTGCAAAGTCTGCATAGAATGCACTTGCTGTGTTTGCTGCGCTTGTTGGGAATAATGAATCTGGAACCACGTGCATAGGACGTCCAGTCGGTGTGAAGTAAGTGTTGTTTGTTAATGCTGTTAAGCCTATTGAAGTGATTTCAATCGGGCGAACTTGATCATAAACTGGACGGCTGCCAGCTGTTTCTTTCATCAAGTAACCGAAAACTGATTGAGGTACAACAAACACGCCATTTGCACCAACTCCAGAATTAACACCTAAGCGCAAGTTCCATAAGTCAGTCCATGAAATTTCACCAAAGGTATCTTTTCCAGAGTTGTTTGCACCACCTTGGCGAACTGTTGTCGCTCCTGAAATTCCTGTTAAGCCTGTAAAGTTTGGCGCGTTACCGTCGCCATTGAAGAATTGCTTGTCTTCTGTTTCAGCAAGTGCACGTCCTAAACCGTTTATGATATAGTCTAAGAATGCTGGTGTAGCGTCTTGTAATTGTTCTTCTGAAACAATAGCACCCGCAACGATTTTCTTTGCTGTCATTGCTGTTGCTGTGAAGAAGTTTGTTGAATCTGTTAAAGTTAATCCAGAACCTTCAGCAACTACAGCGCCTGTGAACGCTCCAGAGCTTACTAAGTTTTCAGTTTTGCCACGCATTGGATAGATTTTTGCAAGCGCTCTTGCGTATCCAAATTGATCAGCAAAAGACATGATTTCTTCAATCCAGAATTGTGGAACTGCAGCGCCACCTTGTGAAGCTGTTCCTGTGTTAAAGTTTGCACGTGTGATATATCTTTCATTTGCTTTTCTTGCAATTTCATCGGCAGCGCCTTCACGTCCTTTGTGAATAGCTAAGATATAATCAGAAACAACACGAGCTTGCTCACGACGTGAATCATGATCTGCTTTGATTTGAACAAAACCGTTTGTTTTGCCTTGATTAATTGGATTTGCAGTTCTTAAGGTATCTTGAACCTTTCTGTTTACAACTTCTTTAAGTTGGTCTGGTGTTACTATTAAATTTTCCATTTTTTAAATTTTCCTTTATTAATTTAGATTAAATTCATGATATCATCTGTTGACAATTTTGTCAATGGCTTGATGTTTATTGAACGAGCGCTTTCGCTTATGATAGCTTTATTGATTGTTTTGTAACCGTCTTGAATCATGCTTAAGCCTTGGCTTATTTGTGCTTGTGTTGAAGCCGCAATCTTTTTACCTACTCTTTGAACAGGAGCTTGCACGCTTGCTGTTGCAACTTCTGGGGCTACCTCTGGAGTTGGCTCTTCGGCGGTTGTTGGCGCAACTTCTGGAGCATTGCCGTTTAATATTTGAAGCATAGCTTCTGCTGCTGCCATCGTGCCAGCTTCTGCGGCTGCGATTGCTTCTTCTTCTGCTATACCTAACTCGTCACGTAAGTAAGTAAGAGCAGCATCTTGCAATATAGGCAAGAAGTTGTCTGTTATTGCTTGTGTTTGTTCTGGGGTTAACATTCTGTTGACCTTTTTTAATTTGTTGAAAATAGTTTCTAGTTTAAGTTTTATTGATTTTTTGATAAGAGCTTCACGATTTGCAGGTATTGAGACTACACTAAATTCAACTAATTCAGATTTAGTGTAGACTGTAATTCTTTTACCGTCGATTGTTTGTTCTTCGCTTTCAATCGGAATTATACCAACCGACACGGCACGAACATAACCAGCCGCAACCAAGTCCGCAACTTCGCAAGCTTCATCTGTTATTCTATGAAATTGCAAAGTAGCTTCTAAGTTTTCGCCATTCATGGCAAAACCTAGACATTTGCCTATTGGCCAATCGTCAGAATCATGCTGCGCTAAAACAATCGGATTGTTCAAGTATGATGTGTAGTCTATGCCACTTGGAACAATGATTGTTCCATAACGGTCAACTTCTGGAGTCGACACTACAAAAGTGTAGATATCCTCAACTACGCTTTTTTCTTCTTCTTCATGTTCATAATAATCTTTTTTTATAAGATCAAATTCTCTTTTTAATATATTCATGTTATATCCTTGTTTCTTTAAGTTTTCAACTATATTTGTACTCCATGAGTAACCAGCGTCACCACCCCACAAGCCCCACGCAACACGGCCTGCGGATGGATAACCATTTTCATTAGGTTCAAAACCTTCTGCTTGTTTGTCAACTTCATGTCTAGAAAAGTAAGAGTACATTCTTTTGACAATATCCAAACTCATTGGATCGCCTCTTAGAATTTGTCTTGCTCTCACTAAGCCTATTCGAGTCCCACCTTTACGGCCTTCTTCTTTCCACTTGATTGCACGCTCGGCTTCTTCTTGCATTCCTTTTGTAGGTATGTATGCCATTAGACTTCCACTGGGAATAATTGACATCTGCAATTCACTGCATTCGAAGCGCTTAAGCCCTCACCAAGTGGACGTGGCGCTTTCTCTACGGTGGTCGATATGATATTACCGTCTTTATCTTTCTTTTCTGTTATAACATCGAAGTAACCGTCTTCGCCTTGTGTTTGCCCTTCCATTGCTGCATGACTCGGACGTACACGGCCGTCTCTTTGTGTTAGCCAGACCATCTTATAGCCTTGGCCTTTATATACACTATATTGCATTCCACTTGTTACATTAGCAGCGGTTGTGTTTGCAATCATGTTTACACGACTTGTCTTAAGGCTTGCAAATTGCTGTTTTAGAATCTCTCTTAATTCTGCACTTGATTTGCTTGCATTCGCTGCTAAAGTAGCTTGAACTTCGCTTCTAATAACTCCGATTGATTCGGATATTTTTGCGCTGTTTTCATTAACTAAAGCTGTGATTTCTTGGCCTGTTTGACTTGTCAAATCTTCAATGCCTAAACCTAAATCTATAAGCAATCTTTGTTGAACTCTGTCACAAGCTTCTTGAACCGTAGCATCGAATAAGTCTAGTTGCTCATTAGTCACGTCTAAAGTAGTTGCGCTTATTCCTTCATTGCGAACAATATCAAAGGCTTGGTTTTCAAGTGTGTTCACCATACCAGAAACAACAATCTTTAATTCATTTTCAGTTGCTGTTGTAAGGGTATCGTAATTACGCCAGAATAAATCTTTAGCGTTGGCCGTAACTAAGTTAAGACTTCTATTTGCTAACTGCGGAGCGGGCGCTATTGGTTTTGGTTCTGTACTTATTGACAAAGGAACAAGCCCGCTTCCTATAAGTGGAATATTGCCACCTTCTACAGCATCATAGCCTCTTTCTTTTCTTGCATCATTAATAGTCTTGATTCCCCACTTCAATTCGAATTCTTCTTTGCGCATATCCATTTCGGGATCAGCGTATGCATAAGGAACGGGTTCTATTAGAATATCTTCTTCAAAGCGTCTAAAATGCCTTGTAAATTCTTCCGCAATATAGATTGCTTCTGGATCGATTGTGTTCTGTCTAAAGATTGCAAACTGAACTTCTGCTGTTGCTCTGTTTTGGAATTCACCTGTTAGCATTCCCGGCGGCACGCCAAAGACTTGAGCAATTTGCGCTCTCGTGTCTTTGCTAACTGAATCGTAATTAATTCCTAGTTCACTTTTTGGAGGTAATTGCAATTGCATTCCACCCCCTAACAAGGCACGCAATTTGTAGTCTGGGAGTTCCTCATTCCATGAAGATTTTAGCTTGTGCCATTCTTCAATATCGAACCTTTCAGGGAACGTTGCTATCAAAGGCGGCACGGCATTATTTGCAAAAAGCCTATGTAAGTATTCACTTACTTCAACATCGATATTTGCATAATCAAGAGCAGCCGTAACCAGACCAACACCAAACATATTCATTCCTACGATTTCATCTGGCCTAGCCGCTGGATGTACTCTTGCTAAGTGAATTACTTCATTTTCTGGAATAGGGATTAAGCCATCTGAAACGCTTTGATAGGTATACCCTTGAACAAAGTTGTCCCCTCCCATGATTACACGTACTCTCGTAGGATTCAAAACCCACATTTGAAGCGGAACTTTGTAGCCAATTGTTGGCGTCCATATAAAACAGTTACCGTTTATTGAAAGCCAATTTTCAATAAAGCTAAAAACTTGTGAACGTGTAAAATACGGATTCGGATTCGCTATTAAGTGAGCCGCCCAATTATCGTTACCAAGTTCAGACTTTGTAAAGTTGTGTTCTTTGAACGTGTTGAACTGAATAGCACTTAACGCATTTGCTCTGTGTTGTAAACACGCAAACACCGTGCCACGCAAACTCATTGCAAGCTCGTTTCCTTGTGGAATTGAAGCAACTTGTCTATATCCTGAATACGATTGATATGGACGTTGTAGCCTTTTGCCACTAGGCAAAATAGCATTTGAAATTCTTTGTCTGATATCGTCAAGTAAACTCATATGTATATGCTCGGAGTTTTGCGAATAGCATTGAACGCATGGCTAAGTGCGTCTATATAATCGTCGTGCCTATCTTGTGGCGTTCCTGTAAAGCTCAAAAGTTCATCTGTAAAGTCTGGATCTAAGTGACCTACATGAAAAACAAGGCCTTGCTCATATCGTGCTTCAACTGGTTGAAACCTTGTAATTTTGTCACGTGTTGAAACAACACCAACAACATTCATCTTTGTATTTCTCTTAAGTTCTTGCACCATATAGGCTTGCGCTTGGTTTGATTCGACCGCAACTACACGGGCTTGCCACTTGGATTCCATTGCAATAATTTCTGCGCCAATTTCTACAAAGCTCCAGCGCCCTCGCTTAGCGTCAACTACCACTATCTCACCTTGTGAAGTCGTGCCAATTGTAACGATCGCCGTATAATCCGCTGTTTCTTTTTGGCTGATTGCAAGATCGACACCAATATAGTAAGCCGTGCATTGTTTGTTATCTGAAATCTTGATCCAATCCCGCTTAACTTTACTAGCGGAACGATCGACATATTCCGCAAGGAATTCTTGAGCGAAAACAACTGACGGCATCTGTTCCTTTTGGCGATCAATTTCGGATTCTTTAATCTGTCCGCCCTCATAAGTTGAGTAATGGAACGATTGCCAATCGGAGTATATATTTGAATTCTGGTCGACTTCATAAAAATGGTTTTTGCCTTTTGGTGTCGAAAAGAAATACGCATCGCCTTCATAATCTGCTAACATCGGACTTATCACAAAGTTCCATGCGTCTTCTGCATTTGGGCAATGAGCCCACTCGTCAAGAATCACTCTGTGGAACTTATTACCTCGTAAACCATCCGCGCGCCAAATGCCTTCTAAATTCAATTGCGAATTTCCTAGTTTAATTTCGCCGTCTTTGAAAGTTGCTCCAAGTGGCGCAAATAATTGCCTTGCTTCGTTTTGCCGTCCTTTGAGTTCCGTGTAACTGGGCGCGGTGTAAAGAACCATCGCTCCATCAATTTCCAGCATC